GAACCCCCTTGCGTTGCGCCGACTGTAGAATGCTCATCGTAGCAGCGCGTTTGGATACATCTTTAGTCTGGTCGCCGTACATCTGTTCCATCCACGCTTGGTTGTACTGAGTCTTGTCGGGGAAGTTACCCATCAACGCGCTGAAGAATAGCGCCTTCTCGGGGGGCAGTTTATAGAGGGGTACTTCTCCCCCAGTGTGGAAGGATTCTTGATTCTTAGGTGTGGCCTCGTCAATGGCACGTCTGATTACCCGTGCTTGTCCCGCAGCGTCAAGGGGCTTCCCTGTCGATTCTTGCTCACTCGCGATGTACAGTTCCGCCAGGGCTTTCACCGTTGCCTGTTGAGCCTTCGGAAGGTTCGCCACCGCAGCCTTGAACTGGTCGGGGTCTACGTCGTGCCTAGCCACGCCCTTTATCAACCGTTGTTGTTCTCTCTTCAACTCAGCGATGTGTTTAAGGTCAACATCCAACTCAAGCGCTGCCCATTTTTGGGGAGTCATTTCTTTAAGAACTTTTGGGTTTTCTGCTAAATCTACCGCCATACCGACGTTGGCGGCTTTGCGTTCTTGCTCTGCGGCTTTAGCGATTTGTGCGTCGTACCTGTTCTCCGAACGGGTAAAGTTCGCGTCGGCACGATACTCCCTCACAGCTTGGTGAATTAGCGCGTTAGTATGATCTATGACCGAAGCCTGATCTGAAGGGGGGAGACCGCGGAACTCTTTAGAACTAAACATCTTGCTCTGAGCACTGGCATCTGCTCCGCTTTTTTGGAAAACGAGCAAGGCGCTTCCTTTATTTTCTTGGTTGATGCTGTGCTGCGCTTGCTGGTACTGCGCGACAAGCATGTGCGCTCTCTCAGCGATCTGAGGGTTTCCCTTCGCCATCTCTGCGACGTACTCAGCGGTATTGATCGTTTTATCTTTCTGCCACATCGAGTAGACGCTATCCGCGATCACCTTCCCCGCAGCGAAGTCCGTAGCAGGTTTCAGCATCTTCTGGGTTTCTTCAATCTGCTTCTGCGTCATTTCTCGCTGAACGTCAGGGCGGTTGAAGTATTCGTTTGCGCGTGCGGTATTTCCCGCGTTTAGCGCGGCGTGGATAACACCCTCATTAATGGCTCCGAGAGTAGCCTTCGCGGTCTCATCCCGAACAGTGCCATCTTTAAGTCCCAAGGTGTCCATACGGGCGAGAACCATCGCTCTCCCCCCGTCGCGCTGGAGGTTAATCTGCCTGTCGTCCATGAAAGTCGCAGCCGCAGCGCCCACCCGAGATTCGAGGTCTTTCTCAAACACCGTGCCGGCATAAACCTCGGACTCATGTATCGAGTAGCCCATCGCGCTCGCTTGGAAGTTTCCACTGGCGGTAGCAACATGGGGCGCGAATTTCTTTTGTTGCGCTGAGGACAGTCCGAAGCTAATTTCATCAGAAGCCGCTTTGAACTTGGCAGCGTAGGTTGGGAGCAACTTGGCCTTGATGACATCGCCACCCTTGATCGCTTTATACTCTTCGGTGAGTTTCAACTCCCGATTCCGTAGGTCGGTAGCGGCTTCAACAACTCTCAAGTCGTCTAACTCATCCCGACGCTTATCCGCCATCTGGATGATCTCACCCCCCGCTTTGGTCAGAGCTTGTCCTTGAGCAATCTCCGCGTTCTCAGCGATACCCCCCGTGTACTGCGCTACCGTGCTTGACGGTTCAGGATTTAGCCTTTGTTGTACGCCTGGCAGAACTGGCATTATGGGTTCCCTGTAAAGACTGTCTCAGATTCGCTAATCGGCGCACGACGAGAGTTCTTATACCCCCCGCCACCCCAATCCTTCGTGGCCCCAGACAAGATAGTGCTCATCGCGCTGAACTGTGAAGTCCGTTCCGCAGCATGCCCCGCTGCGGCTCGCGTAGCACCTTCGTACCTCGTAGCCTTCGCCTGTTCGTGCATCCCACGGGCGCGTTCCGCCCCGCCGTAGAGCAATGTCTCAGACGCGAGTTGCCCTTCTTTAGAGAGTCCAGATATCAACGCCATCACCGTTGGGTCGAGCGCACCTCCCCCCGAAGCGGCGGAGACCGCCATCGCTCGGGACTGAAGCAGCATACTCTTGCGGGTTTCTTCCTCTGCGACGCGCTGACTGGCGGCTTGCGCTTGCCCTGCGTTCGTATCGAGTTGTCGGGCAGAATACTCAGCGGCGACTTGCTGTGCTTCCCCCGCTCGTCGCGAAGCGGAACCAGCGTTGAGTTGTCCTGCAGCTTGCATTCCGGTTCCGATACTGCCGAGTATCGACGGAGATAGTTGCTCACCCATCAGATCACCTTTATAGTTTTTCGTTGGTATTCATACTGATTACCGCTGCCAGTATTGTGCACGGGCGGGGCGCGTTCGCCTTCAGGCATAGTCGGGTATCCGCATCATAAGTTCCGTTAAATTCAACGGAGTCGTAGTCATAACTACCCCATACCGTATCGGCGGGGGTTATCTGTTCAGCGTCAACAAGAGGTAGGTCGTCCAGGGTATCGAACGAGTCCCCATACTGAAGTCCTTGGTAATGCGTGTTGCGCAGTATCACGCCGATGTGATCAATACGCTTCTTCTGTGTGAGCGCACTGCCATGCAGATAGGAAGCGTAGGCGAGTTTCGTACTCTTGAAGGTGGCCGAGTACCCCAAACCTATAACGGCCTCGGTCACTGTTCGGTCAAGAGTCACGCTGCCAAAAGCCACCGTATAGGTTCCTAAGTCAACACCATCAGCCCACACAACGACCTCTTCAGCTTCCAGGTGCGTGAGACCCGTGATGATCTGGGTAGCCGCCCCGCTATAAATCAAGAACGAGTCTGCTTGTTTGTTCAGCGTGCCGCCTTCGCACTCGCTGGTCAGCGCCCACTTCTCCAAGTACCTGACTGTCGCGCCATCTATCGTGCGCTTTACCGAGTAGTAGACCCGATCTTCCTCCCCGACTGCAGGAATCACAACCACGTCTTCCACAAAGCCGTTGGTCTCTACCAACACCCAACAGTTAACTTCTTCGAGCTTGTCGAAAATCATCACCGCAACTTTGCCATCGCTTCGCACGCAATGGATGCGGGTATCAATCTTGCGCTGTACCGCAGTGCGGATTATTTCTGGTCTACCGATCTCGGGAGTGAGCGCGGTCAGTTCCTTGATCGCGTAGGTAGACCCGAAGGTTTCGTTGGTGAGTTCGTATACCCGCGTGCGCGACCGGTCAACGAATATCACGCTGGCATCCACCTCAAGCGGGTCTACCGCCGTGGAGCCAACGGTGGTGCCGCGTTTGATGTTGAAGTTCGTGGGGGTGAGGGGTTCTCCCAGACTGTTCGACCTACAGGTGAACTCCCCACCTTGGCCGCCCATGACTAGCCCTTCGGTGGAAACCAGCCAGTTAATCGTGTCCACCGGCCCCGCACCGATACTCCGTGCGATCGTACCGGCGTCGCCTATCTGTTCATCACCATAGCTGTAGTACGCATCGCTGACAGAACCCCACTGCTTATCTTTACCCGCCCACCACATCCGGCCTTCGTGGATGGCTACTGCTGAGGGGAAACCTCTCCGATCTGACCATGCGCCTTCCGCCCATGTTGATGTGGCACCAACTGAGCCGAGGTCGCTTAGTACCACAGCGGTAACGGTAGTTGAGTTGGTGTACGCGGTGATCTTGACGACCCCTGCAAGCGAGCCGTAGAGGTAACTCAGCGTTATCGCCGCCGTGCCTGACGTGTATTCCGCAGTCTTGATACCGAGTCGGTAGTAGATTATCTGGTTATCGTAACCGTCGTTGTACTCTACGTCTTGGTTTGTGGTGTAAGTGGTAATGTCCGTCCACGCTCCAACCGCCCCTACCGAGCGTTGGAGGGTTAATGTGGCGACCCACACTCCTGTCGTTACGATGCGGAGGTTTCGGTCTATCGTCAGTCCTGTTACTCTGATCGCATCGGAGTACACATCCGCAGCGCTCAGAATCTTGTCTCGTATGTGCCCGTCTTCTGAGGTCAACTTGAATAGCGACCCCACGTTCGAGGCTTTGAAGTACGCTTTGGAAGCAGTCAGAGTCGTGGTGCCCGATATGGTCGAGGATGTCAGCGTGATCGCAGACAAGTTCTCCACCAAGAACGGCCCGTCAGAGGGGACGTAATCCACTACCGACCAGCTAGTAGTTGAGCGCCGCTCTATCTTCATCTGGCGGATACCGTTGCACGCCACGAAGATTATGTCCCCAGATTGGGCGTACCTGATATTCGACAGGTCGGAAGCCCCCCACGGAGTAGGCAACGTCAACTCCCCTGCAGCGTCTATTACGCAGGAATCCACTAGTGTCGGGTAATCATCGCGGTTAAACAGCCTCACATAGAAAGTTCCCAAGGGAGTGAAGGCGAGAGAGTGTGTGCCTACCCCTAGTGAAGTTTCCGAGATATAGTCATCGCCGCCTGAGGTCGAGCCTACCCGCAGGAGTAACACCCCCTGGGTGACTACGATCCGCAAGGCGTGTTCCCCGCTGCCCGAGAGGGTTACTGTCTGTTCGCGTATTGCGGCGAGTGTGCCATCCCCAAGTAGCGACATATACCCGCCTGTGAGCCATGCTGAAACCGCATAGCCTCCTTCATCGCTATCCGTCCAGCTTGTCAAGTTTGATGTGAAGGTGCCGTTTGCGATAACGCTGGTGGCGAGAGCAGACCGGGTTATCTCTATGTCCGATACCATTACCCGCATTATGTTGGGAGTTAGTTCGAGAATCGCTGTGTCTGTTACCGCAAAGACGAAGGGTAGATACCTCGCCGCTTGGTGCATGTGCGACCCGCCGATGAACTGGAGTCCTGGGCGCAAGGACATCGGTCCAAGCACGCGGGGCATCCAGTTGGTTTGCTCTTCGGCGCTCAGAGATATGCGCTTAACATCCACCCTCGCGAGCGAGAGAGGGCTGACAACCCCACGGTTGAAAGCTAACCGTTCACCGTTTTGCCTAGCCAATTAAGGTACTCCTGCTTCCCCTGTCGTATCTTGAATAGCGGCCACCGTGTCTTGCGGAGTTCCAAGCCCCCTGTGGTAAGAATTGGGTGGGGCCTTGCATGGCGTCTTTGGAGAGCGCATCGCGCCTCGCTTTCTTCAATTCTTTTGTCAATAACTCTAGCGTTTTTTCACTCTGACTGATTCTTATCCCCGCTTGAGTAGCAGCGTACAACGCAACGAAGGTCGCGAAGGTCTCTGGCCAGTTCGCGTAGTCGAGGCCGAAATCGGTACTATCAGAGACATAGCTCACATAAATATCATCAACGTCAGCGAACCACCAACTCGCTTCCTCGCTGTATTGAAGCAGAGGATTCTGCAGGTATTCGTCGCTACACACTTTAGCCAACCGAACACAGTCCGAGGGGCGTTCAAACGCCCTGCGAAATCCGAAGGTCGGTACGACATCAGTTGAGTACGTTAACTTCGCCGTGCGGAGTGCGAACTTCCACTGCCCTGCTTCGAGGCAGAACTTCACCGCACCGCGCCACACAAGATCGAGTACCCTGCGGGGTTCTCTGTTCTCGGTGAGGGAAGCAAGACTGCGCTCGCCCAACAAGTACATTGCTTGGTTATACATGCCCAACTGGTCGTTTGCCATGCTGACTCCTTACGGTGCGATGAGGTTATTTACTTCATGTTCGTGCATCCATTTTACAGCTTCGGCTTGCGTTGGGAAACCATCTTTTAGCACAGCCTTATCAGATTTCCGTATGACCCGATGGCGTGCCTTTATCCCTCCATAGCTGACGGTGAGTTGGCTATCCGTTGATGGTGTCTCAGTAGTGGGTTCAGTAACTTCCTCGGCTACGGATTCAGAAGTTTTTTCAACGACTGCCTCCGGCGCGGCGGCCACACCAGTTAACTGAACATATCTCAGCAACTTGACTTGCGCCCAGTTACCTCCTTGGGACATTACCAACAGTTCAGCGAACCATGCGTTGTCTTCAGTGATTACTTCAATGCGATCCGTCGGGTTCAGTTTAGCGGCTACGTGCGACCAGTACGCGGGAGCGAGCAGGTGTTTAACCTCAGTGCCTACTGCGGGCGTCATCGCCCACACACGCCTAGTATATTCCGCCTCTTTAAAGCGATCTGGAGTTAACTTAGGCGCGAGCTTGATAGATTCTGTCATGTTTTAGTATCCTTTTAGTTATGAAAACGGGCGCTGTTTAACGAGCGCCCGTTCATCATATCACTTATCAACTAAGTGCTGTTAGGTGATGGTCAACCCAGTGGTAGATACTGTCGCCGCGCCGCCAGTGGTCGAGGTTATGACCCTGTGGATGGTAGTTACTGGTCCGGTATCCGTATCGCAGACCAACACGATGTCGTTTACCGCCATGCCAAGAGCATTGCCGTTGGTGAAGTAGCCGGTTGCGTCTACGTCAGTAGCCACATCGGTTGAGGTGTAGTACCACAGTCTTCCCGCGCCCGTCAAGGGAGCAGAAACTAAGGCTGGAGGGTTTGCTGTTGAATAAGCCATGTTGTATGTCTCCTTAGATTATTGGGCGGCGTAAGCAGAACCGTCATGGTTCAGCACTACGATGCCTGAGTTTTGCAGAATCTTCGACCCCATGAACGCGCTGCAACGTGCGAACGAGTAGTCATGTTCAGCGTTGTAGTCAACAGAGGTGTCGATACCGCCAGTGTTGATCGCGTGCCCGATTGCGTTCTTATGGTACAAGAAGCACTTCTCGGCGGTAGTTGCCTTACCAGGGAGGTTCGGATGAACGATGAAGTTCACGCCAGCCCAACGGTAGGACATCATCTGACCTTCAAAAGGCTTGTTGTTCACATAGTCCACATTGGCGAACTCTTTAGTCTGCATCAAGTAAGCGTGGAACGCTGGCGTGATGAGAGCAGAGACATTGCCATCGAGGGGAACGCTGTTGTTGCCCAAGATCGCGATACCGTACATAACCATCGACAAGGTGGCTGTCTGAGTCGTTCCGGTGTCTTGAGTAGCGGTGTTCAGTTCAGTGATGATGTCATCGTCAATCTTGCGGTTGATAACAGCCATCGTGGTGTCTTGCATTATCCTGCGACCATCGCCTTGCGAACTGAAGATGTTGTAGCTTGTGCGCCGAACCAGATCGTGCCACTCGGTCAGAGAGGCAGAATACTGTGTCAGATTATCAGCACGGGCGGGGATAAGACCGTTCAAGCCTCTTGTTACCGCAGTGGCAGAGCCAGAGTCAGCAACTAAAAAGGTAGCGGTATTGCCCTTAACCATCGCTTCAGTAGTGACGGTGTTACGGGTCAGGGATTGTTTTTGCTCGAAGCCAGCAACAAACTCGGCTCGGTACTGCGTTTGGTATGCGTGGTCAGACATAATGGACTCTCCAAAGTTAAAAGATATTTACATATCCGTCGGCTTGGGGTGTCCTCGCTGTCTATCTCAATCAGGTATCCCATAAAGGGGTTGATCTACCTAGCACCTGTGGAGCCTTGCTATCGGTGTTATGGCGTAAACATATTCCGATTAACGAAGGTTGTCAAGCTATTTATTTGTTTGACTTGTTAATGCCTTTGAAATATACTTTCTGCGTCGGTGTGGCTTACGCTGCGATCGAGGAATAAACGGTCAGTCGCTTTTCCGTGTGAGCCTTGACAACGTAAGCCCCGCCGATTTTTATTTGCTAATCTTAGACTGAACCGTGGCGAGGTCTCTGTATCTTGCTTGCAACGCTTCCGACTTCGGCCCCTTCCAGTATTCCGACTTCCGATCGCCCATCATGGTCTGCAAATTCTGCATCTCACTCTGAATAGCCTGGGCTGCGTTCACCCCAGAACCCGGTACGACCGTTGCGGTTGGATTAACTTCACGGGATAGAGAAGCCAACCATCGCAGCATGCTCGGGTCATTCGCGATCAACGTACCGTTGGCCAGCCTACCTCCCATGATCTGCTCTTTAACGCCTTGGGGCGCACCATCAAGCAGACCCGTGATGAGGTTGATGTTTAGCTTGTACTCACTGCCCCAGTCCTTTCGTAGTTCTTCCGTTCCGGCATCCCGCGCAGTTTGGTCGTTCTCCGCCCGTTGCTCAAGGAACTTCTGGTCTGCGGCGGCTTTCCAGCCGATTATCTTCTCCACCTGCGCGGGAGTCATGTTCAACTCGTGCGCAGTAGAGAGAAATTCCTCCGTTTGCGCCGCGTCCATCCCTTCAGGCACCTTCACCCCGTAATCTTTCGCGGTAATCGGAATGCCGTTCTCCGCACGCCATGCCGCTACTTCTTCAGGTGTTGGGTTGTCGGGCAAGGGTTCTTTCGCTCTGCTGCTGGCCATCTTGTTCTGCACCGCGATTAGCGCGTCTATCGCGTCCTTCTCGGATGAATACCGTGAAAGTCGGGACAGCAACTTCGCGTCGCCATTAGCGTATGCCGTGCGTTTGGTCGCCCAGTCGTTCGGGTCTGCTGCGGTTGACGTGGAGGTTGCTTCGGCGGTGGATGCTTCGGATGAGGCTGCGGAGGTATCTGTTGCGTTATCTGCAGGGTCTCCCGTTGATGCGTCGGGTGCTGCTTCTTGGTCTGACATTCACTACTCCTTAAATTTACCTGCGTTTAACTTCAACATTTTTACTACTTGTAAACCTACAAAACGCCTTCCACTTGCGAAGGCGTGCTCCCTGTCATTAACGTGATAGCACAGGTCATACGTCCCGCAAGCGTTGTTTATCACCCACGTCAAAGCGCGTACCTGCTGTTCCGGCGTGGCTGTTCCTTTTTCAAGAGCTTGAATAGCGGCTATGTCGGGCAACTCCCAGTACGCGGGTAAGTCTGCGGGGATATCTACTCTCTTCTTTGCGGTCATATCGTAGCCTCAGCGGGTACGATGGATTGCGCTTCGGCCATCGTCTTAGCCACATCGCTGCCCTTCTGCATCTGGTCAAGCAACGCGGAAGTTTGCTGCTGTTGTTGCTGCTGCGCTTCCATCTCAGCCACCGCCGATTCGGTGCGTGTCCACTTCGCGGGTATGTTGATGCTCTGCAGCACGTCGCGGAGCGCGATTTTCACGTCAACCATCGACGCGGCGGAAGGATCAAGCGCGATAGCTTCAGCCAACATGCTCTTAGCTTCCAGGAACCGCTGTCCTTTCTGACGCTCAGTAGCGTCATGCAGCGGCGACTCGAACGAAAACTCGTACCCCGCGCCGTGGAGTTCGGGCGGCATGTCCATCGGAGAGCCAAACGCGCCAGCGCGGAGCATGAGCGCGAAGGTGTTCTCACATATCGGCGCGTTGTACTCCGCCTCCATAGGCTCGAATAGGGGCATTGCTTGCCGGATATACTCCTGCACTCGCTGACCAACCTCGTATGCGGTCATCTCACGCTCAGGCGGGGGTAGTGCCAGCTTGTTCAGGAAGAAGCAGTCCGAGATCATTGCGCGGGTATCCCGTGCCATATCAAGACCTAGGGGGATGCCCTTCATGTCGTGCGTTAAAGGCCGTAGTACCTCGCCCAAACGCTCGTCGTATTCAGAATCCGCTATCGTTATGCCCCCCGCGAAGACGCTGATATCGGAGCGCAAGGCTTCCATCGTCGCGATCATTGGAGGATTAACTGCTTTTTCGCCAGCCTCGATCAGCACGCTGGTCATCGCTTGGAGTAACCTTGCGTCTGGTAGTGCGGCTACCGTGGAGGGGGAATAGGCATACTGCGAACCGGAGACAGTCTGCCAGCGGGGAACGATGTACTCCATCATAAGGAGGCCAACCTCTTCCATAACATGCTTGTTATCCACGTCGATGTAGTAGGACTTGAACGGCGTGCGCGAAGGTTTGCCCTCGTTGTAGAGATCGGAGGGCACGATACAGTGCCACACCTCGACCTCACACATTGGTTCCTTCTCCATTTTGGCTAAGATACTAGCGTGTACCTTTCCAGGGAAGAGTCGTGTCAGGTCGCGTGCCGTGGGTTTCCACTTGCGATAAACAGTGTCGACCATGCCCTCTTCGTTCTCACGCCACGCTACATCGCGGAGGTGCCAGCAACGATACAGCAACCCGTCGGCATTGCGGTTGAGGGAAGTCTGGATAACTGCTTGCCCAAAGGCGGCGAAGTCGTGATCGGCCTCTTTAGTAGCGCGGGTGAACTGCGCCTTGCGGTTATACATCGCACGCTTCATCACACTGCCCGCCCACTCAAGCCATGCTCGTGCTTCCACCCCAAGGGTTTCCCAGTTCGCGGAGGTGCGTATTCTGAACCAGTCCTTGCTGGTCGGTCTCAGCATCGAGCCGAGAGAGTTTCCTAGATCGCGCCGTGCGAGTATCGGGTAGCTGGTCGTCAAGTTATCAGCGAACTCTGCGCCGATGTTGCGCACCGTGGTGAAGTCTGCGCGTTCAGGGTAGAAGTTATCCGCGATCTCTTGCCACATCGACAAGAGTGCTGTTCGACTATCAAATAGCTTCTTGCCTTGCTCTAGGTGAAACTCGATTGCTTCCATCTAACCCCCCAATATGGTGCGGTTCGGCAAACTTGACTGCACGGCACGTTTTTTGCGCCGCATCTCTAACTCCTCTGGGGACATCTCTAACTCCTCTGGGGTCACGAGTCCCTGAGGCGCCCCCATAAGCATCGACTTAAGTTCCTCAAGTATCGAGCGAGCGTCGCCCTCGCCTCCTGCGTCGCCCTCGCCTCCTGCGTCGCCCACACCTGCGGCTATCTGTTTCTTTTTCTTAACCCTACTGGCACGCTCCACGCCATCAGCATAGGTACTGCCAAGAGTCGGGTCACTTGGGTCAAGTATGGTCGCGGGGGCAGAATCCTGAGAAGGCAAAACTCCCAGTCTCTTACCTGCGAAGAACCCCGAGTTGATAACTGAATTGATAACTGAATTGGCAGAATCCGGAGAAGGCAAAACTCCCCGCCTCTTACCTGCGAAGACCCCCGAGTTGATAACTGAACGGATAACTGAATTGGCAGGTATCGGGACTTTTATTACTGGCATATTAACCCCCCAACTTGTCAGAGGTGTCTTGATCGCTGGTCAAGATCGTACTCGCTCGCCCTTGCCGATGTGTCTGGTCAGCGATGGACTTCTTGCGAGCCGCCTGTACCGAAGCGTCATCGGCGGTTGGCATGACGGTAGGCGCGGTAGGAGTAGGCGCGGGGGGAGGGTTATCATCCTTACCGCCCAGAACTTTACCGAGTACGGTAGACGCCACGCTACCAGCGAGAGATGCAAAGATTGCGGGTAATGCTGCTTCAGCCATTATACTAACCTCCTTTGATAGACAGTTTCAGTAGCGGTGTACCCGCTGCGCTCAAGTAGTTGCCCCAACATCGGGTGTTTTATCTTAACCGTTTGATAGACAATCTGCACTCCTTCTCTTCGGAGTTGATCCTCTACAAATTTTAAAAGTCTGGTTCCTACCATACCGCCCCGCCACTCGGGGTCGACATAGAAAATGTCCTGCGCGGCCTGTAAATTATCCTGATTATGCAGCCCCCGGTGAATGAACATCGCGGCGTAGCCCACCATACCTCTGTCGTTTCTAGCGGTGTATATCCTTAACAGCCCAAGTTTCTCACTTTGTTGGTATGCTTTCACATTCACATCCAGCGGAACGTCATTGTCCGATATCTCTATCCGGTGGGCTTCCAGCATCGGTAGCGCGTCCGTGTAGGCTTCGTCAAAAGTTTCGCGTTGGTAGGTTGTCATCTTCTCTTGTTCGCTCGCGCCGCTGCACGTCCCATAATCACTTTAGGAGTCATTCTACCACCTTTAACTCCCTTCCAATCCCCGTCTTGAAGCTGTTCTACCTTATACCCGTCCCACCACGCCATGACAATAGCATCGCCTTTATCGGGTGATCGGCTTAACTTCTTGCAGACATCTTCTTTGCTTTCCAGCTTGATGCCCCGTGAGGTCACTTCGTACATCGCCGCGCAGAGATCGGATACCACCTCGGGGTCGCTCGGGAGCTTGATGTTCGACCCGCCAGGTTGAGCAGGATCGAGGGCTTCACGGAACCGCCAGTACGCTTCGGTACGGACATTGGTGAACGCCAACTGCCTGTCCCGCGTGCGCCTCGTGGACGCCTTGATGCCCATGTAGCCCACCGCGTCTATGCCGTTGGCCTTCATGTGTGCATAGGCTTCACCACCCCACCCGCCGCCGATGTCAACCACAACGCGGCACTCGTCCCGGCGGTTCGCTACTACCTTACCCGCCACGCTTGGGCCATCCTTGGTCTCGGCTCCGGGGACAACGATCAACGGAGCGAACCAACCATCATGTCGTATCGCGAGCACGGTGTTATCGTTACCTCCTTGCGCTACGTCCACTCCGATACAGCACATCGGCACGCCGTAGGGGGGATTCTTCGTCCAACGGGCTTGGGCTTCCACAACCCATGCCGAGGGGATTATCTGCCACGGCTCATCGCGGAGACCCACACTGAAGTCGCCATCGCGGTAAGCTAGCCGTAGTTCTTCCGGCAGACCCGCTAAGGACGCCGCGTAGTTCGTGGCTGAGAGATCGGGATTGTCGGATAACTGGGAGGGGATGAAGGTGCGCGACCTTGCGAACACCTGTTCGCCATAGATACGGTGTGGACCTATCCCGTCGACCTCGATTTCCTTACCGTCTTCGCCCGTGGTGTACCAGCGTAACTCTCCCGGACTAGCGGGATTCGCGTACTTCGGATCGAGCCATGCTGCCCATCGGCGCACAACCCACAGACCTTCAGGACGTGTCGGGGGGTTCCCTGCAGCGACGATACGGCACCGCTGTTTGGGGTTCGCGGAGCGGTTCCACGCATTGATAAAAACGTATTGCGATTCGGTGAAATCGCTCACTTCATCGAAACAGTTCTTATTGACTATCCCGCCTTTTGTGATAAAATGGTTTACTTCTTCAACCTCGATGTCGAACAACTCAATATCGCCTATAGGAACCGCTGACCATGAAGCTAAAGAAAGCACGCACTCCGTTTGACGTATTTCCTTCGTATAAGGGTGGACATACGTGCTTGATGGGTGGTTACGTTTTAGAATTCCATCCTTTTCATCGCGAGGCGAATATGTGGGGTTGGGTATTCCAACACCGTCTTGTGGGAGAGGATATGATAGGGCGCCCTTTGGTGTGGAGTACGAAGTCCTCAGAGAAGGAATGTGTTCACCACAAAAATGAGATAAG